AAAAACCTAACAAATAAATTTCTTTTTCTTTTTAGTAAAGCACATATATCCATTACATTCATCGTTGTGAATTATTTTTAATCTTAGTAATGCTGTAAGGCAATATAAAAAATAAATATGATCTTCAGTACATATCTTCTTATTATTTTTTTTCTTATTATAAATTTTATTACAGAATTGTGTATATATTTTTATTTGTTCTAAAATATTTCTACCTTTACTTTCATAAATTAAATGTTCTCCGTGATATAAGTATGCATCTAAAGTTTTTTTTTTAGTTAATGGGTAAGAACTGATGAGCAATCCTTTAAAATAAAAGCAAACAGTCCCACATTTTCCATATTTTAGCATTATAATCTTATATAATCTCATATAATGACTCAAAATACCTTTAAATAGTCATATTTTATAATAAAAAACAGAAATAATGACCCAAAAAGCACTTAAAGAGGGGGTATAATACATAAAATTTAAATTTTATTACCGATACTACCTACTTAAAGACATAATTTCAGTTCAAAATGGTGTATTAAACGCATAATATGACTAAATATGGGTATATAGGGTCATTTATTCGGTTTAAAACTATATATAAAGATTATTTACGTATTATAAATATGTATAAGTATGCCTCATAAAAATCCAGAAGAAAGAAAACAATATCAAAAAGAGTATCGTGAAAAGCATAAAGAAAAACAAAAAGAGTATATGTATAAATATCATAAAGGTCTCATAGATGTAAGAACTGAAGCTGACTTAATAAAAAACTCTAAACCCGATATAAGACTAAAAACACAAAGAATATCTCAATGGAAATCAAGGGGAATTATATTTCACGATTATAATTTCCTATATGAATTATATATAGATACAACACATTGTAATTTATGTAATGTTAAATTATCCGAAAATAATAATATTTATCAAAAATGCTTAGATCATAATCATGATATAATTGATGATGAAAATGTTAGATATATATGTTGTAGAAAATGTAATGGTATATTAAGCTAAGGACAGGAAGCCTTCCTCATCTTCTGTTGCATAAGTATACTCTTCCTCTGCACTTCCTTCACTATCAGAATAATATTCTTTTCTAAATATTTTTTTTGGAGGCACGTAATCCTCATCTAATATTTCTTCAAAGTGTATTCTTAATTTTGTAATTAAGTCTCTCTCCTCATTCTCCTGTAAAATATTTATAATCTTATTCACGTCCTTTGCAGTGATCTCTTCCATTCTTTTATACTTGAAAATATTTTTATTTTAATTAAATCACAAATAGTAATTTTTTTTACATCTTCTACAACATCCTCTAATTTTTTCTGAATCTCTTCCATTTTATATTTATATTTTATTTTATTTTTTTCCAAATAATTGTTGTAATAAATTTATTGGATATGATTTATTTTTTTGAATCTTATATACAACTGCTGAACTATCATCAACTCTACTGTATGAACCATCAGGGTCTGTGATACTTGTTGTAATACTTGTTATTACCTTTGGTTTTGTTACAGTAAATTGCACAGAAGATTCTTCACCATATACATAATCCCCTGAATTATAATTTTTCATTACAATACCCATTACAGGTAAATTCTGCCCACTATCTACACTTCCAAAATATGCTGAAGTATTATCTATTAAATCACTACGTATTGAGAAAAAAGGACTTAACATTGATTTAGGTACATTATCTCCAACAATACTTAAACTTTCTGTATCCACTGTAATAGGTGTTGTATATTGATAATATAGTTTAGTATGTTTGTTATCATGTAGCATCAATGATGTTAATATATTAGGTTGATACAGGATTGCCCCAAATATATTTTGATTATATATCAATGTATCTTCTGCTTTTATTTCTGCCTGTGTTGTTACTTTATTTAATTTTTTTATATTAAAAGTATTCACTCTCTGTTGCATAGTATTACTTGCTGATATTGGTGCTTGAACACTTTCATAACTAAAACCCAATATTCCCATCAATGATTTATCCCATAATTTTTCTGATATTCCAAATTTTTCTATTGCTATACCACTTTGACAATCCATAATTGAAAATGGATAAATATTTCTATTAGGTAAATCAACTTGTATATCTACTTGAGATGCTGATGTTTTACTTGTAGAATTCACTGTAATACTTTTTTCTTGTAAATAAGGCCCCATACCAGGAGCAAAATTTTGTCTTCTTAATCTTTTATTTATTTTATATACTAATGCTTTACCATCCACCACAGGATTATTATCTGAACTTTCTCCTGCTCCTCCACTATTACCTAAAAATTCTGGAGTATAAAAATCAGCAAAAGCAAATCTATCTTTTGTAGAATCATAAGTTAATTTAGGATTTGAAGAACCCAAATAAACTTGATTGATTACCTCATCAATTGGTTCAGCATCTGATATAGCAGTTGTTGAACCATTAGCATTCATTGTTTTTATACTGCTTTCTAAATTTTCAGCAATATCAATTTGACCTGATGGAGTATACAATCCTATAGCAGCATTTCCGTATGCTGTAAAATGTGGGTCATATCCTATATGTCTTCTATATTTATCCAAATTATAAGAACCATTTACAACTGCTTCTTCTCCTCCTATAAAAAAACCTGAAGCATTATAAAATCCTCTTGGAACTTCACCCAATCCTTGACATGTTACCATTATATTTCCATCAGCATCTTCTAAAAATAATCCATAACTTAATCTCTGAGATATTGTATTGAAAATGGGATTAGTAAAAAATTCATTTTCTTGTTCTTTTATGTATGTTACAAATAATGGTTCGGAAGGTGTATTATATTTTATTGCTTCTGCAAGATTAGCAGGATTTTGTTTATATTGATCACTACCAAATTCTTTTCTATCTGAACATAATGTTTTTGATGCTGATTCGTATGCTTGAAGCATATCTATATGTAAAAATCTAGAATTATCACTTGTCAAAGCAGGTAATTCATCCGTTATTGTAAAAGTTATTTGTGTTCCTGCTGCTATAGTATGTACCACACTTCCATCCCAAAATACAGTTTGGACATTAAAATCCTCTTCAGTAAAAATATCATTTACTGTTGAAACACCCGTTATTGGAGTAACAGAAGCACTTTCAAATGTTATTGTTCTCTTTAAAAAAGGAACAGTTAGTTCTAATTTTTCAGTTGTATAACCGACTAACAAACCATCAGACCCTGCTAATACATCTTGAGGACACGTCAATGTTAATGTGTTTGTAACAGTTCTATTATGATACAATCCACTTGCATTTCTAAAATCCCAAAATTCTGGATATAATTCTTGTTTCTTTATCCATTTAGATAATTTTTCACAATTTTCTTTTGTATATTCTTTATTGATACTTAATCTCACATCTGCTCTTCCAGAATAAGCATCATTGTTTATTTTTGTTATATAATTATAATTTTCTCCTCTGTAAAAAAAACCATTTCCCCAATCATGTCTTCCAGAATCTACAAACTCAGGTCTTTTAAATCCTACATTTAAAAAACAATTCAACCAATCTAATCTTGCTTGTGATGCTTGATTACGGTTATCATTATCAAAGTCAAATTCAGCAACATTCAGAGTAAAATTATTATAACTAAAATTACTATTAGCACAATTGAAAGGTTTATATGTATCAGTCTTATATACACCTGCAATGACTCCTTGATTTTCATAAGAATCTACTTTTGATGGGTTATCCGTCCAATAATCATATTTATCTAAACTAGAAGCATTCTGTAAGGAATTAGTAAATGTCTCTGCTATAAAATCAGCAGAACGTCTTCCCTCTGGTATTTCAATAGTTTTCAATTCTCTGTATATTTTATAACTACTTACAGCAGGATCTAAACTACCATTACCATTTGTATAATATCTCATAAATTCTCTACCTGCTAATATAGAATTAAAATACGTTGTTCCATCTCTATTGAAAATTGTAAATTTTGTTCCATCTTGTCTTACTTTTACTATTTCTCTGTTGAGATACCAAGAAGCATTCCACCGTGAACTTGGATTTCTATCTCTCCCATAATCTGATTCAACTATTCTACCATTTTTTGGTTGAAACTTAGTTGAACCGTCTGAAGCATTGTCTTCTACTGTCCATGCTGCTGTCTCTTGATAATAATTATTACAACGGGGAAGAGAAAAACAATTTTCTCCATTTGCTGCTTTATAATATTGAACTGTTAAATGAACATTATTATCTTTTAAATCTTTGAATTTTGTAACTGTTTCATATTTTACAGAATCATATCTGTTTAATACATAATCATATCCATTCTCTTTATAATTATTTTTTATTGAATTTGGAGTAATTCTTGTAATATGTTCTATACCAACTCTACCTAAATGATTTCCTTTTAATTCTATTGTTTGACCCCCAGCACCTCTCTCTGATACAATTGCTGAATGAATATTTATCGTATCTCCTACATCCAGTTGTATACCAGAATTTAATTTATTTGTAAATATTGCATTGTTTGCTTCATTTCCAGAAGTATATTCAATGGATGACCGTCTACTACAGTCAAGTAATTTCACATCAACATAAGATTGTTCTTGAGGTTGATTAGACATTTATATAATATAGATAAAAGAAAAAAGTAAATAATTTTATTTAACTAAATCCAGCAGTTAGGAAACCATCACGTAGTTCAGCAACCTTTTCAATTTCAATGTAGGTTCTCTGAGTGTATGTTTGACCAGCAGAGAGAGCAGCAAGTGCATCACACTTAGTTGTTAGTTCTAGACCACGAGCATTGACACGTCCTACAGGAAGTTTGTATGACTGGAAAAAGAAATTTCCAAGAAGACCCGTAGAACCATTCTGAGCAGTTCCATGAAATGACTCCGAAGTTAGTACATTACCTTCAGCAGAATATTCTTCACGTGTAACAAATGGGAAAGATTTTTCAGACCTTGCAGTCTTATCAAACAATACAGCACTATTACTTAAATCAATTGGGAAAACAAAAAAATCATTCATACGAATATTTGTTGTAAGAGTTCCATTCTTTTTCGTTGCCGAACTGTAATCTCTTTCAGGTGCTATAGCAGAATATTTATTTAGCATATATCTATCAGTTCTGTTATCATCATGAATACCAGTAATTACACGTGTAACAATACGTCCAGCACCACCAAGATTTCTTACACTATTCTTTGCATCTGTTACAGAAAGAGAAGTCTTTGTAAGTCTGTAATCATTAAATACAAACTGAGTAGGAGTCTTCATAAATTTATCAAGTCTCTGTGACATTTCAGCACCGTCATAGAAAATATAATCAGCAACAAGTTTTACATTAGCAGTATCAATCTTGAATTCAGTTCCAGTTGTAGAACTAATATCTACAGAAGCACGTCCCGTAGAACTTAAAGGTTCCCATACTAAATCAACCATTACCTCCTGCTTCATAGCAAAAAGTGGAAGATTTTTTCCCTTGAGGAAAGGAAATAATTCTCCAAGTGTTACAGAAAAAATTGGTTCATTGTTGAGATCAACATAAGGACGATTCTTTAATCCTCCTCCAAAAGGTTCAACACCAGTATCAAGACCATACTGGTTTGCTGCAGTATTAGACTGAGAACCAGCAGTATTATTATATACAAATTCATGACACATCTGCCTACCACTCATAACTGATTCACGGTCTTTGTTCATTTCATTTGAAATAAACATTGACTCATAGGACTTAAAGAAATTATAATCATCAATTTCACAAATAGTGTTACCACCAACACGTAGAGTTGCTCTACGAATGAGAGAATGAACACCTACACCAAGGGGAAAGAAAGCACCATTAGCAACTGAAGCATTTTTCTTTACAGCAAGAGTAATTCTTGAACCATCATGTAAATATCCCTTGTTTTGAAATACAAAACGGCAACTGACATCATTGCAAACAATTGGGTCTAGGACATCCGATGTTACATCCATTGACATATTGGATTGAATTTCACCCACCTTAATAAGGTCTGGAACATTGGTTTCATCAAGTTTAGGAGGTGTTACAGCAAGTGTTTCTTGAACAGACATATTTTTATAATATGAAATACATAAAAAAATTTATAAAAAAAAAATTTAAAAGTTGATTTACTTCCTATTCATCAAAAGTAAATAACAAAACTTATAGGTTAATAATGTAATTTTACATTTACACATTTTTTGGAATATTTTTCCATTCTTCTGTTTTCTATATTTCCATAATTGCTTCTTTTTTACAAAATCAATACCTTTATGTCCAGAAGTATTATTTTTATTTTTTTTCCTATCATTCATCATAGTATTACACTTATTACATAATACCATACGAAATAATCCAGTCCTATGGTCATGATCCATACATTTTTTATTTGAACCTCTACCTTCTAAAAAAACATTACATTTTTGACAATGTGTTGTATTTATATATGTATCATATATTTTATCATAATCACCAATTAACCCATAATGTTTCCAATCAACAATAACACATTTTTTTTTACCTTCTGGAGTTTTTCTGTAGTTTCTCATATATTCTGTATGATCCATTTTTTAACATAATATTATACTGAATATCTTTTTAAGTATTTACAGGACGAAACTGGGTTCATTGAACGATTTGGATTCCCTGTGGAGAATATAGCATAGTCTGTCTTGAATGAACAAAAAGGAAAAGTGCATTGGGTGAATCACTGTCAAGTCCTACTTCCATTTGTATACCAAAAGGAGTTGTTGAAAAATCTTCACCTACACCAGTTCCCGAAGTATCAAATGGAACACCTAGGCATTCTTGAGGCCCTCCCTGTGCTGTGAGTGGAGTTACAGCACCCGTGTAAAGTCTGTTTGTATTTACAGGAGAAACTAGAGACCTTAGATTATTTGGTTTAATACTATCACGAGCAAAAGAAATTACCTGAGGATCTACAACAGTAGTATTTTCACTATCCTTTACATTTGTATCTAAATTAAAGTTGAAGGGCATACGACGTCCTGCCTTAGTTATAATTATTGATTTTATATCTGCTTGACTACCATCTTTGTTGAGAGGAGTAGTAGTAGCATACGAGTTGTATGCTAAATTATTTAGATATTTTGAAGGACACATATTCATAAATACTCCAAGAGTTCTTGATGTACCTAGGTTGAAATTTACAACAGCATTAGCAGAATTAATTACATTGAAATACGAAGTAATAGCATTGTATGTAATTTGACCAGTTGTAGGCATAGGTGCTTGAGGAACCATTAGTTCACAGTGGAGACGAACATTTTCTAGTTCATAAAAAGCATCCGTGAGACCCGTAGTAGAACCATTAACAGCATACAATGCCTGAGCATCTGGTGCAAGTGTTAGAGAAATTTCTACACCCCCTAGTGCTGTAGCATCAAGAGGTAGTAAATTTCCAGAAGATAGAACACCTGTAGGGAGATTTACACAAAATCTAGAACCGTGGGCAGTAGCAGGGAAATCAACTAATTCTCTCTTTTGAGTTTCATAATTAGGTACAGAAAGAGACTGATTATTTGAAAAAGTCATCTTATCTTCACGGGAACTTACATACGGATTGTAACTAGAATAAAAACGTCCATAATGGTTTATAGTTTCCATTACCTGACGTGACCTCTGAGATGTAATAGTTACTTTATCAATAATAGAATATAGTGCAAGTTTTTCATCAATACCAAGTTGGTCTGCTGTAGTTGGTTGATTTCTATTAGCATCTTTGTAGAAACGGATATCACCCGAAAGTCTAACACTTCCACAATCTAGAATGTGAGGTTGAGAACCAATTAGAAAAGAAACAATTGGATTACCTTGCTTGTGAGAAATTTTTTGGGTAGAATTAATATTTGACGGTTGAAGTTCATTATAGATAATACTCATTTTTATAATACTTAATATATATTATTTTAGATGAGATTATTTTAAAAAATATTACAAAAACAAATTAGTGTCTATTCTCAACAGACAATTATTATAACATCTTAATTGACCTCCCCATGAATCCTGATATTTTCGTGAATCTTTACACCATTGTCTTTTTTCATTTACTTTTTCTTCTTCTGTAATATAAGGTCTGAAATGATTAACACAATTATTTAATCTTTCAATCCAAAATCTTTCCCTTTGTTTTACTTGTTCTTTACTTGTATTTTCAATCAATAATATCGTATGAGGTCTATCCATTACTTGTTTAGCAGTCGTCCATCCTGTGGGATTTTTTAATTTATTATTTGCTTTATGTTGACTATATCTATGATTTAATTCATTTTTTGTAGAACCAACATATCTTTGTCCATCTATGTTGATTATTTGATAAATCTTATACATTACATAATTAT